AACGACAAGTGGTTGAAAGACCAGTCTATCAGCAACCAAGACGTGACCAACTTCTTCGACAAGGTTCTCAAGCCGCACTCACACGGTAAACGTCTGTGGCCGCACGAACACCAGATAGAAGGTGTAGGTCATGCGTTGAGGAAGAAACGCTGTCTGTTGGTCTCTCCGACCGCTTCGGGCAAGTCGTTGATTATCTACGCTCTGGTTCGATACCATCTCGACACGCTGCCCAAGAATCGTAAAATCCTTATCATCGTGCCGACGACATCTCTTGTGTCTCAGATGTGTTCTGACTTCGCTGACTACGCATCGGAGGACCCTGACTGGAACGGAGAGGACCATTGTCATATGGTCTTTGCGGGTCGAAGCAAGACATCCGAGAAACGGGTGATAGTCTCGACATGGCAGTCCATCTACAAGCAACCCCTGTCTTACTTCAAGCAGTTCGGTGCTGTGTTTGGTGATGAATGCCACCTGTTCAAAGCGGCATCGCTCAAGTCCATCATGACCAAGTTGAAGAAGTGCGACTACCGAGTGGGCCTCACCGGCACCCTCGACGGCACGGTGACACACAAGCTGGTCATCGAAGGCCTGTTTGGTATGGTGAAGAAGGTCGTCAGCACTAAAGAGTTGATGGACCAAGACCTGTTGGCGAAACTGACCATTGATTGTATCCTTCTCAAGTATCCCGAAGCGACTCGTAACCTATGTAAGAAACTGACATATCACGAGGAGATAAACTTCTTGGTCGCTCACGAATGGCGCAACAAGTTCATCCGTGACCTTGCTTTGAAACTCAAAGGCAACACTCTGGTCCTCTATCGACTGGTCGAGAAACATGGCAAAGACCTACACCGCAGTATCGAGAAAGCTGCCGCGACCGGCCGCAAAGTGTTCTTCGTGTATGGTGGAACCGAGGTCACACAGCGAGAAGAAATCCGTCGCATCACAGAGAAGCAAGATGACGCCATTATCGTCGCTTCGTATGGTACGTTCTCGACGGGCATCAACATCAAGCGATTACACAATATCATCTTTGCCTCGCCCTCCAAATCACGGATCAGGATACTCCAAAGTCTTGGCCGTTCTCTCCGAAAAGGTGACAGAAAAGATTTAGCTAAACTTTATGATGTAGCAGACGACCTTCACTGGAAGAGACGAAAGAACTACACCCTGAAACACTTCATCGACCGCATCATGTTGTACAACGGCGAAGAATTTGACTATCGAACGGTGAACATCAACGTCCCTGGTCCCTAAATATAGGACAAGACGAGGAAAGTTATGCAGATACCAGAAAACTATCAGTTGTTCAAGTTCAAGAATGGTGAAGATGTCATCGCGGAAGTCTTTGTGAGTCCCGAAGATAAGAACCATCTGATACTACGACGTCCGATGCAGATACAGGTTATGATGAGGCTCGATAAGAACAGAAATCCTGTTCCTGCGAAACTCATTATGACCGAGTGGCTCGCGTTCAGCCAGGGTGATAGTGTTGTCGTGCCGCGTAATAATATCCTGTGCTATAGTAAACCCACAGAGATGATTGTAGGCGTCTATGATAATGAGAAGAAACGCATCGACAAGATGCGGGCCAACTCTGACACAGAGACTCCACCCCCAAACGAGCTAGACAAGACAGATGAGGAATTGACAGAACAGAAGAAAGTTCAGAAACAGAAGGACAAGAAACGTCGAAAGATGATTTTCATGCAGATGAGTCTAGAGACTATGATGAGATTCTTGGAAGGTTTGGGACTAGATATCGAGGAAGAGCCATGGAAAACTATGGTCAACCCACCTGATTCCGACGATGACGATGAGTTTGAAGATGACGACGACGATGAGGAAGAGAAGCCTGAGAATATAGATGGCCGTATGGACATCATGCCGGACGTGGACGGTGACGGTTGGGTGGACCCCTTCGGTAATCCCTGGTCCGGACCTGAACCCAAGTAGTTATCAGAATTTGCTTGACTCCCATGCGTTATGGATGTATACTTTAGGTAGTATAGTGAGTATATCATGGCTAAGAAAAAGAAACTGACCAAACCGGTCACGAAGAAGAAAACCCGACGCAAGAAGAAGAAGAACGCTGCCCATTACGTGGACAACGAAGAATTCCTTGTAGCTATGGTGGCATGGAAAGTAACGGTCGCCGACGCTGAGTCATCAGGCGACCAGAAGCCGGGCGTCACCGAGTATATCGGCAAGTGTTTTCTTGACATCGCAACGCATCTATCCTATCGACCAAACTTCATCGGGTACTCGTACCGTGAGGAGATGATATCTGACGGCATCGAAAACTGCCTGATGTACTGCTCCAATTTCGACCCTGCGAAGTCGTCGAATCCATTCTCGTACTTCACGCAGATTATCTACTATGCGTTTCTTCGTCGAATCCAGAAAGAGAAGAAACAGCAGTACATCAAGTTTCGTTGCTTCGAGGCTGCTCAACACAAATCTTCATTCGTGAATTGGGTGAAACAGCAAGGGTTGGTCGATAGAGATTCGCAACACGCGATAGCAGACTACTTGAAACTGACAGCTACCGACATCGCAAAGTTTGATGAGAAGGTCAAGCCGAAACGACGAAAGAAAAAAGTTACGCCGACGAAAAAGAAGAAAAGCACACGGGGAACTCTCGATGGTGCCTTTGACGAGACAAACGAATGAAAGTAGCAGTTATCGGGGACACACATTTCGGTGCTAGAAATGACGCCGAAATCTTCTCTGAGTATTTTTACCGATTCATCGAGCAGATTTTTATACCGCATCTTGAAGTACACGATATCAAGACCGTGATACACTTGGGCGACCTAGTGGACCGACGAAAGTATATCAACTTCAAGACACTACAACGCTTGCGAACTCAGTTCATGAAACGGATGGACGACTTGGGTATCAAGGTTCACTTGATCCTTGGCAACCATGACGTGTTCTTTAAGAACACTTCTGAGTTGAACTCTATCACTGAGTTGTTCGGCTCGTTGAGCAACCTGACCATTTATTCCACGCCAGCCGTCGTCGATTTCGATGGCCTCGATGTGGGGTTGGTGCCCTGGATCAACAGAGAGAACTACGACGACTCGTTAAAGTTCCTCAAGACCACGACTGCCGAGGTCGTCATGGGCCACTTTGAGATTCAGGGGTTCGAAGTATACAAAGGCGTTCGGTTCGACGACGGGCTGACGCGAGAGCCGTTCAAACGGTTCGACGTTGTATACTCTGGACACTTCCACCACAAGCAAGAGAAAGGTAACATCATCTATCTTGGTAGTCCATTCCAGATCACGTTTTCGGATCTGGGAGTGACCAAAGGATTCCATGTGTTCGACACAGCGACACGCGAGATGGAGTTCGTCGAGAATCCCTATAAGATGTTTCACAAGTTCCTCTATGATGACTTGAAGAACGATTATGACACTACCAAAGACCGAAGTGAGTACAAGAATACCTACGTCAAGGTTGTCGTGGTCAACAAGACCAAACCGTATATCTTTGACCGGTTCATCGACGCTTTCTATGATGCAGGTGTCGCAAATCTTTCTATCGTTGAGGATTTTGGCATAGACGATGGCCTAGTTGAGGATATCAACCTTGAGCTAGACACCATGACGCTGATCGCAAACGAGATTGACAGCATGGAACATCTTGAGAAACCAGAGAAATTGAAAACCTTAATCCAATCGTTATATGTGGAGGCTTTAGATTCATAATGCCATATGTTGATACTGATAAACGCAAAAAGTTTGATTCGTTTATTCTTTCCCTTGCTACTGTATTAAAGCAGGAAGGTCATGATAACGGCGACCTGAACTACTGCATCAGCAAACTGGTGCATGAGTGGCTCATCTTGCATCCCGACGGGCTGCGATATGATGCAGCGTCAGATGCTCACAAGGCTATGGTCTGCGCAGCGGCAGAATTTTACCGAGTGGTGATTGCACCATATGAGGACTTAAAGAGCAAGCAGAACGGACCTGTCTCAGTGTTAGACGATCCGTCTATCGCTCTTGAACAAAAGACACCTAGATGATCGTGTTCAAGAAAATTCGATGGAAGAATTTTCTTTCGACAGGTAACAATTTTACAGAGATAGATTTTCAGCGTTCAAAGACTACATTGATCGCTGGTGAGAACGGTTCGGGTAAGTCTACGGTTTTAGACGCCCTCTGTTTCAGTCTGTTTGGTAGGACCTTTCGACGAATCAACCTTCCACAACTGGTGAACTCCATCAACGAACGTGATATGGTCGTTGAAGTTGAGTTTACTATCGGTCGGAAAGAATTCCTGATTCGTCGTGGACTTCTTCCACGTCTGTTCGAAATCTTTATCGACGGTCAGTTGCTCAATCAGGATTCAAAGTCCCGTGATTATCAGAAATATCTTGAGAGCAGCATCCTCAAGCTGAACTATAAGTCGTTCACGCAAGTCGTGATACTAGGCTCGTCTACTTTCGTACCGTTCATGCAGTTGACCGCTGCGGACCGTCGTGATATCATCGAGGACCTTCTGGACATCCAAATCTTCTCTACCATGAACGTGTTGCTTAAGCAACGCATCTTCGAGTTGAAAGACGACATGCAGGCCGTCGATTACAAGATCGAGTTGGCAAAAGAGAAGATCGGTATGCACCGAAATTATATCAGGAAGATCAAGGAAAAGAGTAAAGAGAACATCGACAAGAAGAAAGTCGAAGTCAAAGAGGCAAGCGGCCAGGTCAAGACCATCCAAGTCGAGATAGACGAGTTGCAGCAACAGATCGTTGACCTGTTGGGTGAGATCAAGGACAGAGAAACGGTCGAGGAGAAGTTAGAGTATTGGGAGGACCTGGAGAAGAAGATCAATCGCAACAGCCGTCGAACCAAAGAGGACATCAAGTTCTTCGAGGAGACTGACAACTGCCCGACCTGCAAACAATCCATCGACGATACTTTCAAGCGTAACACCTTGGTCGTGAAGGCAGCGAAGGTCGCCGACTACGAACAGGCGTTGAAAGACATCGCAGCAGAAGTCGAAATAACTGAGGAAAGGTTATCTGATATCAATGCCGTGATGACCGACATCAGAAGCCAAGAAACCGACGTGTCTGAACGGAACACTTCTATCGCAGCTATCACTCAGTACATCACTAAAGTACAAGACGAGATTACCGACTTGCTCGACGAGGAAGATATCACCGACGCGGAGAAAGCGAAGTTGAGAAGTCTGCGTGAGGACTCGGACTCGTTGAAGAAACGACGACACGAACTCATCGACGACCGACACTATTACGAAGTGGCATACAACCTGTTGCGTGACTCTGGCATCAAAGCCAAGATAGTCAAGCAATACCTGCCCGTGATGAACAAACTAATCAACAAGTATCTGGCAGCGATGGACTTCTTCGTGCAGTTCACTCTTGACGAGAACTTCAAAGAACAAATCAAGTCACGACACCGCGACGATTTTTCGTATGGTTCTTTTAGTGAAGGTGAGAAGTTGCGTATCGACCTGGCATTGTTGTTCACCTGGCGTGAAGTCGCTCGGATGAAGAATAGTGCCAACACGAACCTCTTGATACTTGACGAAGTGTTCGACAGCAGCTTAGATGCCGCTGGCACAGAAGAATTCCTAAAGCTGTTACATAGTTTGGTGGGTAAGACTAACGTGTTCGTCATCACCCACAAAGCTGACATCTTGACTGACAAGTTTGACGCGCAGATTCGATTCGAGAAGAAGAAAAGTTTCTCTCGCATCGCTACATGATAAGGATAGATTATGGATTTTGTAAATGTATACACGCACGGTGATGCGTTCCCCGTGCTGACTCAGATTCCTGACAAGTCGGTTGATTTAGTTTTCACCAGTTGCCCGGACCTAAGCCAAACTGAGTTCGACAAATCAGAAGCCGGTATCGCCGGCTACCGAACCTTCCAGAAGAAAGCGATGGACGAGTTTGCCCGTGTCGTGAAAGATGACGGGTTCGTGGTCGTCTGTCAGACAGACCGCAAGGTAAACGGCGGCGTCTTGTGCAACCACTTGTGGTACATGACTTGTCTGATGAACAATGGTTTGCGACTCAAGGACGAGAAGATAGTCATACGGAACGACGTGGACCACAAGTCCATGTATTACTTCGGGTTCCAACATTACATCTGCATGACCCGAAAGGGTACGTTCACTCGCAAGGGTGAGTTCCTGCGAGACATGATAGTGGATAAACAAGAGAGAGTCCTCAACCAGTATGTCTGGTCACAGGATTTCTGTCAGTTGGTGATTAGCAACCTGACCGATCCTGGTGACTTGGTGATTGACCCGTTCGCTGGCGTTGGTCCTGTGCTGTTCGCAGCAGACAACCTTGACCGCAAGTGGTGGGGCGCTGAGATCGCTGACGAGTTCTACAACAAAGACTTCGCCAGTTTTCCTGCGAGGTTGCCGATATGAGTACGAATCCATTAGACATCAACTTCGTCTCGCCAGTACAAGAGCAAGACGGTGTATTCTATAAACGCGACGACCTGTTCGCTCCGTTCGGTCCGGGTGGACTGAATGGTGGTAAGTGTCGTCAGACGTTTCATCTGATCCAACACAACTGGGACTTCATCAAACAGACCTATGGTGGCCGCGTCATCACAACGTCGTCTGTATACTCGACTTCGGGTGCCATCCTGGCAGCATATGCCCATCGGTTGGAGTTGAACGCGATCCTCGCTGTGGGTGGAACCAAACCTAAGACAATCAACAAACACCATATGATGAGACTCGCTAAAGTCTACGGGTGTGACGTTCGTATCGTATGCGGAACCGGCATGGCTGGTCCGCTCAAGAAACGACTGACCGAGATTTGCGAAACTGAGTTGGTGTTCAACGCAGTTTTCAGCGACAACGTTGCCGACCAGCAGCGAGCGATACTGGATCCTATCTCGGCTCAGGTGGTGAACCTTCCTGATGAGTTGGACAACTTAGTCGTGCCAGTGGGTACTGGCATACACCTGTTGGCCATCATGCGTGGACTTGCTAAGCATGGCAAGACCGTGAAGCGTATCATCGGTTGCCATGTTGGCCCTG